TAAGGTTTTCTGAATCCATCACTCTCAGTACCCCAATTATGTCTCATCGATTGCCAGATGCCTGTCTTGACCTCGGTCGCTGGTAACAGCGTACCTCTGAGGAAGGTAATGGTACCCGGTAGTCGTTTTCTAAGACGGAAATTGAGATACTCAAGAATGAGATCTTTAGCCGCTGGATTGTCAATAAGTAGAGCTTTAGCCTTGTCAACTGAATACTTAAGATAATCTTCATAGCGCGGGTAGCGTTCACCCGTTGCTAAAGAGCTGAGAGTATCATGGATGTCACGATACCACCTAGAACCCGACCATCTGTGCCCCAAGAAGTGCGGGTCTGAATGAGTCACCACCTGCTTGGATGGGTGGATCATCATCCCCAACAAGGTGGCTTCACTGGCCCACCCATTAATATTCGGGAAGGTTTCGATGGGAACGACCGCATCATCACCGAATACTAACACCCAATTGAAATCAACTGGTTGGCTCAACCGTAACGAGATGTAGGTTATGATCAGGTAATTAACCATTGAACCGATGAGCTGAGTGAACCAGGATCCCGAAGGAATGCCTCTCGCTCTGCCTTTGAAGATAAAACCTCCAGGCATTACGATACCAGCATTAAGGAAATAATCCTTAACGGCATTCAACTGCATAGTCGTATCATTATGAGTCAGATCAAACCACGCGCTGATGATCTCCCATACATGATTTAGAATCTTACGCGGGACGGTACTATCGAACTTTGACCAATCCAAACAGAACTGAATCTCAGACCATCCAGTTCTTGAGACTATCCCAGAAAGACCCACACCAGTGTGCCAAGCTGGGTATGGAATCTTCCTGCCCCTCAATGACTCTACGATTGGCTTCATCAGGGTGCCTTCAAGTAATGTCATCGAGAGTGGATAACCCCAGACTAACCGTACTTTCCCCGGCTGGGTACGATAGAAAGCCACGGCTGGAGGAGGCTCTTCCTTGCCCCACAGGATGCGAAGTGCCAGTCGACGATCATGATAGAGTGCGTCCTTCTTCCTTTTCAGCGTGGGAAGTCCAGCATTGGTGTCAAGCTTGATATCAGAGAGCACATCGTCAATTCGAGCAGCTCTGAGAGATCTCGGCTTAACATAAAACTTCCGCTTCATGATTTGCAACGCCTTACGAAAGGTTGGCCAATCAATCCGTACTCTCTC